ACTTGTTGGCGCCTTTCTTAGCCACGACGTGCACCCTTCCGTTTGCTGCGCTTCTTGACGCCGCCGAGCTCCAACGGCTTGCTACCTAGACACTCCGTTGTGAAGCGTTTCCAGCTGGCTTCACCACCGCTTGCCTTGGTCTTCATGAAGCACGCGCACAGCTCGTTGCTGCGCGTACGCGCCTCGTTGGCACTGCGGACAGGGATGAGCGGACCAGGCTTCTTCGCGGTGCGACAGACGCGCAGGAACGGCTTGCCCGTCTTCCACACCAGCTGAATCTTGCACTTGCCGGCGCGGAGCTTCGACTCCTTGCCCTTGGGTGAACACGGCCCAGCCTTGGTCGTGTACTTCGAGAACATCAGCGGCTCGCCGAACTTGTCAGCGTCACGCGACTTGAACATCTCTGTGGTGATCTTCGCAGACGGCCATGCGCCTGCTTTGCCAGCACGCACGCGCTTGGATTTCACCGGCGCGACGGGCCGCATCCTAAACTTGCTCTCGCGCGGGTCTGGTGACTGAACGCGTCGACTGCTGCCACTGCTACGAGTTGCCATGTTCAGTGCTTCTTGTAGTTGATGGACAGGTTTGGAAACACCCAGCACGCGCGGCAACCGACCGTACCCTCGGGATTCTCGGAGGTCGGTGGGCTCATCGCGCCGCGGCACGAGTGCTTTTCGGTACCCGCGTAGGCCTGGCACTGCCAGTGGTACGGGTACCCGCTCGGAATGAAGTTCTCGAGCGGGTTTGCCTTGTCCACTGCGAAGCTGACGCTCGGCGCGGAGTACCCTCGGCCGGCACCACGCACCAGGCTGCGAAGCAACGCAGCTGGCCGGTTGAACATGTACGAGCTCGGCCTGACGACCAGGTTGTACGGCGGCGGTGAGCCGTTCACCCAGTCGTTGTTCAACGCCCAAACGCGCGTCGGCGCCCAGAACGTGACGTCGGGGTTGAGCCGCGCAACCTCGCACCACGCCTGGTAGTAGCGCTCGGAGAACCAGTCGCCGCTGTCGTGAATGCGGAAGAACTTCGCGGGCTCGCCCGTTTCTGCGTCAATGGCAGGCTCTGGCGAGAGATCTTGGTCTTTTCGAGTACCGCCCTCGAGGTAGTAGTCCGTGTTCTTGATGGCGAAGTCCATCACCGTGACAAAGCTGCCGTCCTCGACAGCCGCCTCGGTCCAGGCTTGCCGGATGAGCGCGGCCAGCTGATTGCTCGTGTACGAGTACTTGTTCTTCTCGGCGTAACAGCTCTGGCAAACGCAATCCGCGAGGTTGACGTTCGCGAGCTGCGCCCACTTGTCGTCCTCGAGCTTCTTGCCAACTTGGGTTTCGACGCGCGCACGGTTCTTCTGGTGAATCTGGTAGATCGCTTCGGCCTGACCGACCTTGCGGCGCGTCTCAGGCACGATGGACTGCCCCGCGGTAGCACCTGGGCACGAACCGTTGAAACCTGCACCGAGCGGGCCTGCAGGCAGCGAGTAGCTCGGACAGTCCATCTTGCTCGTCCACGTCAACAGCGATACCTGCTGAATGGGGTTGGCCATGGCCGCGTAGGCCTGCGGGCTTTCAACTTTCTTGTCCAGCACGAGCAGCACGTCGTCGGGTTCGTGCTCGCGCACATCGAAAGGCACGTCGGCCGTGCGCATGGGTGTGATCGTGCGCCCAATGAGTACTTCCGCAGCCCCTGCACGCACCCAGGCCGTTCGCAGCAGCTCCGAGTGCGACGTCCACAAGTACGCAGCCGCTTTGTCACCCTCGGCGCTCAGTGGCTTCTTCTGTATCTCACCAGCCCGCGCCTGCCGAGCCCGAGCACGCTTTAGTGTTTGCGAGCCGCCACTCGCGCCAAGCCCGCGCATGCCACCAGCAGCCTGTCGTTCAAGCTCATACTCCCGGTCGTCAGCGACCGCGTTGATGTGTTCCCACAAGTCGTCCCGCCAATGCGGGTTGAGCGCATTGAGCCGCGTGATCTCTGCCGGCGTGATGACGTCGAGAATGTCGAACAGATCGACCCCGTCGTTCTCAGCACGGGAAATGAGTTTCTCGGTCAATTCCTCGTAGGCTTGCCAGCGCTCGAAGTCATCGTCGTCTAGGACTTCGAACTCGACGTCCTCCTCGCTGCTGCGCGGTTTGTCGACGGGAGCTTCTTGCCGGCGTGCGGGTGTTTGCCTCCGCTGGGCAAGCGGCGACAGTGGCCGCGGTGCGACGCGCGGGGTTGCTTGTCGCTGTGGCCCAGCTGCAGCAGCTGCAGCGGCCGGTGGCACCAGCGGCGGGTACAGCGCGAGCACCTCGTTGGCGCCTTCCGTGCGCGCTCGAGCTGACTGCATGTCGTAGGTCAGCTCCTCGGACGACAGCAGCGGGTCGTTGACCTGCTCCAGGTGTTCTTTGACAGCGCTCATCGGGAGGACCTATGCGTTGAAGGGCGCGAGCGAACAACCGTCAGCTGCGGCCGGCGAACAGACCGCGGGACGGCGCTCCGGGCTTCAACCGGCGTCACAACGACACGCGACCACTGCGTTTTGGTCACCACGCCGACAGCTGCATCCGCAGCGTCCATGTCGGCCGACAGCTTCGCAGGGATCTTCACGTCGTTCCCGATCCTGTCCGCGTGGCAGAACGCGGCCATGCAGTACAGCCACGCAGCGAAGGGTGCGCTGGCAGGTACGTCATCGAAGGCGCCTGTGATCAAAGCCTCGAGCTCGCCCTCGACGCCGAGCAGCAGTTCGCCACCCACCGTGAGCAGCCGCTCGAAGTCGAGCGCCGCGCCACGACGTTGCGCGAACGACACACGCCGCGAGCCGGACTTGGACTGTGACCGAGACGCGCCAAGCCCAGACATGCGAACGCCGCGGATGTCGGCAGACACGATGTTTAGCGCGGTGAGATCGTCGTTGAGCGCGGTGTCGATGCCTTCGTTGAGACGCGCAGCTTGGTAGATCTCCGGGTGGTTCGGCTCGATGCTCTGCAGGATGTCGAGCACGTACGTGCTTCTACCCAGGCTACACCCAAGGTTTGCGGCGGTTGCCACCAGCGCGGCTGTTGCAGCCCGAGGCTTCAGGCTTCCGTCGTGCGTCTGAGCAATGTGCATCACGAGCGTACTGAGGTGCTTCTGAACGCTCGCGTTCAGCTCCGCAATCTCGTTGACCAGCGCGCCCATCTCCGCGACGGTGATATTTCGTCTAGACAAGTCCGGCCTCCGTCACTTCCCAGTGCATTCCGTCGGGATGATCGTTGTGGCCGCCCCACCACCAGCCAAGCGTGTTCGCGGACTCCACAAGCTCGCGCACGCACCCAGGCTCACCGAGCAGCGGGGGCACCACACCAAGCCCGTTGGTTTTTGCATTGATGTCGAAGGCTGCGTAACAGTGCATCGACAAGGTCGTGCCACCACGCGTGAGCCGCGTCGCGAAGCTTCCGTTCCAGGTCTGGATGCGCGACACCAGCTGCAGGCGCTCCCACTCAGCCCAGAGTGCTTCAAAACTTGCCGCCGCACGCTTGTGCACGTGGACGAGGCCTGTGCGGTGAAGTCCGCGCACGCGCAAGAGCGTGAGATCAACGGTGACGATGTTCTCGCGGACCCACTTCGGGACGCCGCGAGGCTGCTCCGGGGTCAGCGTAATCTGCTCGGGATTAGACTCTGTGGGTGTGAGCCGGTACGGGAATGTCCCAAACGCTGCGACACGCGCTTCGCCTCGGAGACGCTTCAAATTCTCAGGCTTCGGCGGGAACTCCTCACCTGGTACACTGACCAGCGGAAAGCCGTGTCCCATCGCAACGCCGTACGTGCGACCGCCGACGATGCCATCGGGCTTTAGGCCCGCGCCCAATTGAAATTTGCGCGTGGCTGCCTCGGTAGCCATATCGAAAGTACCCGTGAGTACCACCGGCAAATTCTCACCGCGCAGAAACGCTTGCCAGCGTTCCACGGCAATGCCGGTCGTGACACCGGGGTAGAGGGCTTGGAGTGACACCCCGATACGGTATACTGCTGTGGCACGTTGGCCAAGATACGAGCCCTGTGGCACGAGCAGTTTACGCGTATCACATGCAAATTACCTCGCAGGCACAACGGCGATGACGCCCCCGCACATCGGGTGGTCCGCGGGCATCACCCTTCTAACCATTGCCGCATCGGGTATTGCGGGGTGGACGACGTTGAACGACTCGCGCCAGACAACGATCCTGATCGATGCGGACCAGGAGCATCGTCTCCGCACGCTTGAACTGGACCGAAGTAGGCTCGAGGAGCTGCACAAACTGTCGGTCCAGGTCGCCGAGCTAAACGTGTTGCTGCAATCACTTCGCCAGGACATGCGCGACAGCCGAGCGGTCGCAAACGCCCGTGTGCGGGTACCCGACTAGACCGGCAGCATGCCTGCATCAAGAAAGCTGAAGTTCGCATCCCGGCCGAGCACAACATGGTCGAGGACGCGGATGTTCAAGATCTTGCTGGCTTTGACAATGCGGTCTGTGATCTCGATGTCCTCGTGTGATGGTGTCGCTTCCCCGCTCGGGTGATTGTGCGCAATGATGATGGCCGACGCCAGCACCATGATCGCTGCCTGGAACACCAGGCGCAGGTCGACCACGGCGCTGTCGACGCCACCAGCCCCGACCATGTCGATGCCGGTCACGCGGTTCTTGGCGTCGAGCAGCATCACGAGGAAGTACTCCTGGCCGCGAGCATCGACGGGGATGGTGCTGCGAAAGGTCGCAGCCGCGTCCGCGGACCCTGTGATAACCGGCCCCTGGCCCTCCTCGGTGTACTCCATGCACGGCTGCACTCGCAGCCAAGCTGTTGGCAGCACGTCGCTCGCGCACACTCTGCGGCCAGGTGCCTTCCGGCTAGCTCGGCTAGCCCCGAGGCCGTTCAGGTACAGGTGCTCCGTCGACTGCGGGTAGCCGCGGCTTCTCATGGCTTGTGTCGCGGCTGTGGTATCCAAGCCCCGCCGACACCTGCGCCGGCCAGCAGCATGAGCAGCTGCTCGGTGCCCGTACCCACGCCGAATTGCGCACCCGCAACAGCCAGTCCTGCGGAAAGCAGCGTCCACACGATTTTTTGCACGAACGGGTCAATCTTGCTCATGGTTTCAACTCCTCGGATTCTAGTGGTGGGTCAAGCTCCAAGCGTAGCAGCACCCAGGCTCTGCGGGCTACACGGTGCGCGCGTTGTGGGGAGATCCCGATGCTGCGGGCAACCTCGGCGAAGCTCTCCCCCCGCATGTGTCCGTCGATCACCATCTGGTAATTGATCGGGAGCGTCGTCAACGCCGCGACGGCACTGGTCCGCGCGTAGGCCTCGTCGGGGTTCTTGCCGTTGAGCACCTGGGGGTCGACGTCCAGCGACATGATGCCCCTATCCCACGGCAGCGCCTTGACGGCCTCGGCTAGGCGCCAGTGCACGACCCTGCGGACCCAGGTGGCTTCCTGAGCTCGGGCGGCGTCCAGGCTCAGGAACGCCTCGAGGATGGCGTCTGTGCCTACGGCCAGGGCTTCATCCTCGGCCAGCCGGCGGTAGAGCGTCGCACGGGCACGCCGCACCATCGGCAGGTACGCTGTCAGTAGTCGGCGGGCTGTCGCGTCTGTAACGCAGGACAGGTCTGGGAGTCGGTCGCGCACGCACCCGCAGGCTACCCTGCGGCAGCCGCCCGCGTCGCCCGAGATCTCGGCTTTGCAGCCGGCGGCGGTAGCATTTCGGGGAATTCTTCCAGCGGCGAGCTCAGGCCCAGCTCGGCCTCGAGCACGCCTGGGAGCCGGACCATCGCCTCGGCCAGGGCCTTGTCGGTCGCGCGCTCGAGGGCGACGACGACCTGCTGCACCAGCTCCCTGGCAATCTCGATCTTCAGCCCCTCGGCCAGGCGACCGCCGTCGAGCACGGTGCCGCGCTCGTCACGGATCGGCTGACCCTTGCGGGTCTTGAGCACCGCTGTGAGCAGACTGCGCACCAGAACCGAACGGTTCAGCAGCTGCTCCGGGGCGCCAGACCTGCGCAAGGCAACAAGCTCCGTGGCGATCAGATCATCGAGTTCCGCAGAGGACCGTACATGCAGGAAGTGTGGCATGACACGTATTGTACGCTGTGCCACGTACCACGGTCAACCAGCACAGGCGCTGCAGTCAGTTCGCTGTATCGCGTGCTCGCACCAGCACGTCCGCAAGCTTGTAGGCAACCTCGGCCAGGTCATCCGGCATGCGCATGATGATCAAGCCGCGTACCGCAGTCCCTGCGTAGCCAAAGGCACCGTCGCTGCACCGGTACGCTGTCGCATGCACAACCCAACTGTCAACCTTGTCGGTCGCCGGGGAACCTCGGTACATGCGGCACAAGACACCCTGGTCCTCGCTGGCCCAAGGCGGTGGTAGCTCCTGCGCCCACACCAAGTGCGTCAAAGCCTCCTCCAGGTTCTGCAAGAGCCCTGGAATGTCGGCAGCTGTGATGCTCATGCCGTCACCTTGGCCTGGTAGGCTGCGAACTCAGCCTGCTGCACGGCGGCGAGCTTCTCCTGCTCGAGGAGCACGTCACTGAGCGATCGTTGGCCCAGGCGCTTTTGAATGTCCGCAGACCACAGCAGCTGGCCGGCCATAGTTGCGTCGGCCTCGGCCCGATGAGCACCTTGGGCAACAATGCCTCGACGTTGGCAGGCCGCAGTCAGCGTGTGACGACCCTTTCCGCGCTCGTACTTGTCCTGCGAGCGCACCCACACGAGCGGGTCGAGCCAGCCAAGGCCCGTGCGCGACAGCTTCACAGTGGTGGGTGCGAAGCGTCGAAAGAGCGTGCCGTCAAAGGGTGCATTGTAGGCACACAGCTGGGGTCCGTACGAGAAGTCATCGCCGACGTCCCGCCACTCCAAAAGCCCTGACAGCACGTCGAAGATCGCTTGTTCCGGCGGTGGCGCGCCCGCGACATCCGCATCAAACAGCCCGTGCACGTTGCTCGCGCCGAGAGGGATCGTAATGCCGGGGTCGCACAGCGCGACTTTCGTGGCCACGCACTTGCCGGCCTCGAAGCGCGCCGCGGCGACTTCAACAGGCACGCAGGTTGCGGCGTCGACGCCGGTTGTTTCAAAGTCGATGATGATGATCGGATGTTGGTGCCACATGGTCGTTCAGCCCTTCGGTTGGTTGGTTGCGTTGAGTGCTGTAATCGCGTGCTGCAAGTACACAGCGGCCTTCTGCAAGTCGGACACAGCGCTCGAGCCTGGCTTGCGGCCTGCACGGCTGACGTACTTGACGACGTTGCCGAGATCGAAGTTCAGCTGCCAGTCGGCGATCACATCGATCGGCTCGTACTCGCGGCCGTCAGCGTAGTGCGCGGGCTTATTGATGGGGTCGGTCATACTCAAGCGTCCTTCCAGGTGTCTGCGACAGAGCCGGTCGCGGTGAAGTGCATGGTCAAGCCATTGAACTCATGCGAAACCGTTAGCGTGTCCGTGAACATCTGCGCGACGGCCTCCGCGCGGTCCTCGGCGCACTCCGCGTAGATCGCATCGTGCACTTGCGCAAAGATGAACGCCGTCGGGTCGACGTCAGGCAGACGTTTGAGCACGAGCGCCATCTGCGAATTCATGATGTCCGCGCCCATCGCCTGAATCGGAAAGTTCTTGACCTCGGTTGTCGGCACAGCCTCACGAACGGCCGGCGGCGCAACGGCCAGTGGAAACACGCGGCGACGGTCGTACAGCGGGCTGCGCAGCTCGCCGGTTTCGTTCGCGACCAGAATCTGCTCCCGGTGCCAGGGCTCGATGCCCGTGAACGCACTGAACACGGTGCGCTTGACCAGCTTGACGATGTCGACAGTGATCGGCGGCCCGTCGTAGCCGGCGTTGTAGATCGATTCAATGACGGTCGCTTCGCCGGCGCCGTAGTTCAGCCCGTAAATGACGCGCTTGGTCAGTTCGCGCAGCGCTTTGCGCGTGCACGTCTCGCACTTGCACTTCGCGCTGCCCTCAACGGCGACGTGCGCGGGGTCTTTGAGCTGCAGGTTCACGTACCGCGAACCGAACGCGAGACTCGCAACGTAGCTGTGCGGGTCGCAGTCAGGCTCGAGCTTGCGGTTGCCGTCCGCTTCGAGACACCTACGGGCGAGCTCCCGGTCAGAGGCAAGCAGCGCCAGGTTGCGCAGCTCGAGCTGGTCATAGTCCGCGCCAACGATTTTTCGACCCCGGCCTGCTCGGATGAGCGCACGCAACCACTTCGGCCAGTTCTGCGCGTTCGGGCTGCTCGTCCACCGGCCTGTCTTGGCGCCCCACGGTTTCCACACCGGGTGAATCCTGCCGTCAGCCCACGGCGACATCGCCACCGAGAACACGAAGTTGCTCGCGACGTAGTCGTGGGCGAGCAGGGCGCGCTTCGCGGCCAGGAACTCTGCCGCCAGCGGGCTCAGTCCCGGCAAGCTCATCAGCTTGAGCATGGTGCTGGCATCGGTCGACGGCGTCTTGCTGTGCGGATTCGTGGTCGCAAGCACCGGCAACCGAAAGCCCTTCGTGCTGGTGTGCAGCAACGAGATCACATCCTTGGTGCTGCGCGGGTTGAACGGCCCAAAGTCACGCTTCGTTACAACAGCTGTGATGCGGGCCTCGGCCTCCTCGATGTGCCCACGCGCTGTCACGCCAGCCTTCGACCAGCCCACTGCGTCAAGCGGCATCCCGCGCATGGTCATGCGTACGGCCTCCTTGCGCAGGACGCCGTCGAGCTCGTACACGTCCGCGAGGCCTGCGCGATCCATCATGCCGCCTGGAACAGCACGACCCTTCGAGATGCCCATGGCGACTCGCGACAGGTCTGTGTGCACCACGTCACGCGCATTGTAGGCCGCGAGCTGCTCGAAGCTTTCATGCACCTTGGCGCCAGCCTTCTCGCGCGGCGGTTTCCAGGCGAACGCGTCCGTCATCTCGCAGGTCACAGCGCTCAAGGTGTGCGGGATGTCGGGGAACAAATTCCCATGCGCGTACAGCGTGTCGTCTGTGTAGCTCTCGACCATCAGGTCCGCAGGGATGCCCCACACGAGGTCGATCACCAACAAGTCGTACCCGGCGCCGTTGTGGTAGGTCTTGCAGATCTTGTTGTCGGTGAGAATTTCGTAGAGCGCGCCGAGCAGCGCATCCTCCAGGTTGGTCGGGTCCGTGTCCCAGGTGTTGACCACCAGGGCGTCCTCGCCGTCCGCAAACCCAATGCACGAGATGCGCTCGACGTTCCGAGGCTTGCGCGCGTCGAGGTGCGACTTTGGATCTTCGGGGTCCGGCCGGCCAACGGTTTCGATGTCCGCGGTGACCGCAGTCCGGCCAACGAACCAGGCCCGAACGACGGCCGGGTCGGTTGTCGTCACGTACTTGTACCCAACAGGCTTCACGTCGTCCCGCGTGAACCGGTGCGCCTTGCGCAGGTGCGCAACGACGGGCCCAGCTGCGAACGTCTGGCCACGCAGGATGTACGAGGGGTGGTACGTCGGCACGATGTACTCGACCCCGGCGTCCCGCAGCCAAGGGTGTAGCTCGTGGGCAGCCCTCGGCTGACCAGGCACACCTGGCGTGAACAGCGCGCCTGCGACGGCAGTCACGGTGTAGTCCGTCGTGAACTCCACAAAAGAGATCTGCTCAGTCTTCCGACCCCCGCAGGCTGGACACTTGGCCATCTTGGGACGGAGCCGCTTCATCTTGGCGCCGCAACCCTCGCAGCCACGGGCCTTGATCAAGTCAACCTCGATCCCGCGCTGCTCGTCGGTCACACCTGGCCGCAGGAAGTGCAAGTGGTGACAAGGTCGTGACGTCGTGCCGTCATCGCTTGGGACGGGCGCGCTGCATTGCAGCACTGGCCCGATCTCTTGCGTGCCGCCGCACCGCGCGCAATTCACAGGCACACGCTTGACCTGCTCGACGTCGTAACCGGACACTGCCGCCCAGGCAGCCGCCCCGAGCGCGATGATGACCTTGGGGCGCACCGCGGCGACTTCCGCCTCCAAGCGCGGCAGACACGATGTCACCGCGTTTGGGTAGTCGGTCATAAACGGCTTGGTGCCGGTATGCTGCGGCTTGCACAACGTGGCGTTCGCCAGGTAGCAGTCGTCCAGGTCAAAGCCTGCCCGCGAGCACAGCTCCGCGAGAAGCTTGCCCGAGGGGCCAACAAACGGCCGGTGCTTCAGCACCTCCTGGTAGCCGGGGCCTTCCCCGATGATCATGATGCCGTTGAACTTGAGCGGCCGGTACGCGTACGCAACGTCGCCCTTCTTGCAGGCTGGCGAAAGCTCGCAGGTGCTGCAGCTGGCCAGGGTTTCGGTGAAGATCGGGAGGGTCGTCGGCGTGGTCGTGTGCTCTGTTGGCATGCGTAATCCTGAATCTAAGACTTGGTACAGTGACTGCCTACGGTTCAAAACTTTGTAGTCGATCGCACCCTTCAATCGAAGCTCGCGCAGGACGCGGTCTGCGGAGCTCGGCGCAGCGTGAACTTCTGAGACAACCCAGTCGCGAAGGGCTTCCGCATGAAACTGGCCACCCGTACCAACGCGCAATAAGAAGGTCAGCACCGCGCTGCCTATGCGCTCTGAGACACGCTCGAGTTCTTCGGCTTGCTGCCCCATGACGCTTGTAGGTGAAACCGTCGCGTGCGCTCGGACACGCGACGGGTTGGGATTACACGATGAGCTTCAGCCCAGGTTTAGGTGGCGGCGCGATGAACTGATACGCAACGCCGTGGAGGCGCAGCAGACCGCGAACGGCCGGCTGCAATGTGAACGCGTACACCAGTGCGGTGGCCAACGCCTTGCCGCAGTCACCCTGCGCGGTACTCAGCAGACGTTCCGCCGAGAAGCGACCTTGCGTGCCGTTCTGACTCAGCACGTTGATATGAAAGGCGCCCTCGCCCGACAGCAGCGCCGGGATGACCTGGTTCTGAATCACAAGCTGCTCCTGCAGCAGCTGCTCGACCAACGCGGCGAGCTTCTCCTCGTTCGGAGCTTCAAGCAGCGAAGGGGCGAACAGCCCCAGGAGCTGCACCAAGTTCATGCCGATCTCTGCACGCATCGCGTTCAGAATATCAGCCTCGCTCAGTGGCTCCTGGGAGCCGTTTGGGAGGAGCCCCTCGGTCACGACGCAGTCCGACGCTGCCGACCCACGGGTGCCGGTGCGGGTGCCGCTGCAACCGGAGCAGGCGCTGCTGCGGGTGCTGCTGCGGGGGTGCGGCCACGCGGAGCTGCGGCAACGGCGCTCGTCGCACCCGACGGGCTGCGCTCCTTGTTGAAGTCGTTCTGGGTCTTGCCGTTGTAGTCACGCTGGCTGACCGTGTACCGGACTTCGCAGCCGAGCAGGTGCTCGTCATCGAACTCGTACGTCTCCTGCGCTTCGCCGTCCTGGTCGGGGCCTGCGTCCAACGTGTCGAACGCGACCTCGGCCGCCACCAAGAGCGCGCGGGTCTTCCAGAGCGACTTGGGCGAGCCGCTGTAGAAGATCGTCACGGCCTTGTCCGCGTAGGGGCCGTCGACCACGTGACCCTTGATCACGAGCTGCGTGTGCTGGGAATTCTTGTTGACCCCCCAGTCCACGTTGTCGATCTGCACCGTGTAGTCAGCAGCCGGCAGCGGCTCCCAAGTACCACCACCATCACTCGTACGCCCGGTCATGTGTCGAACTGTCATGTGTCGTCTCCGTCTGTTGTTGTTGTTGTTGTTGCGTCACTGAAACAGGCGCTCACGCGCCCGCTCGGAGCAGATGCTTGATCTGCTCGAAGTCGAAGTTGTCCACCGAAGCCGGCAGACCTGCGAACCGTGTCCGAGCCATGAAGTGCTTGTGCCGGCGGAAGTGCACCCGCCAAATCGGGTTGTTCTTGCCCGTCGTGACCTCGCAGTAGCCGATCACATCGCACGCCGCAGGGAGCTTCAAAGCACTCTTGCCCGACAGCATCGGCTCGCCCGTCACGGCGTTGTCGTCGCCCTTGTCAGTTTCGGCCAGAGCGGTGAACACCGCGTGCACGTCGAGCCGCCGAAGACGCGCCTGGACGTTGCGCAAGTGGCCTGACAGCTGGCCCCAGCGGAACTGGTCCATCATCGTACGGCCGCCGTTCGACAGCTCCTCGATCACCAGGTCTGTGTAGTGCGTCAACGACTCGATCACGATCGTGTCGTAGGGGAACTCGTCAGGGTTCTTCGCGTACAGCTCCTCGATTTCATCCAGCACGCGCGTCATGCCGCCCACACCGTTTACCAGCGGGCTGCTCATGTCCGAGACTTCGTAGTACGGGAAGTCCTCACCGCGGAGCGTCGCCAGCGAGCCTTCGTTCTGCGGCACGATGAACAGCGGCCGGGGGAACGTCGAGGCCGCGCGAGTCTTGCCCGACCCGGAGTCGCCATAGAAGAACCAGTGGGTCCAAGGTTGCACGAGCTGCGAAGCGTTCTTGGGGCTGTTTGCGGGCATGGTCGTCAGACTTTCGTTTGGGTTTTACGGGTGTAGGTCACAGGAACTTCTGTTGCGGGGTCTTGCCAGTCAGCGACGACCCGGTCGGGATAGTCGTGACAGAGATCAAAGTACTGACACCGGCCGTACCCTCGGGCGTAGCCGGCGCAATGGCCGAGGTACTGCGGCCAGGCGAGCTTCTCGAGCGCGCCTCGGAGGCGGTTTAGACCAAGCACCGAGCGCTCAAACGCCGCCAGGTGCTCTACCGACGGGAGGACCTCGGTACGCGCGCACTTCGGGACGACAGCGCCCGTCGTAACGATATTGATTCGAACACCTCGGAACGGCGGGTACTTGCTGAGATCGACGCAGTGCTCGAGGAGCCAGACCTGGCCCAAGATCTGCAAATCGAGCTGGTAGTTGTCCAAGAGGCCACTGGAGACGGCGTTCGCGGACTTGTGCTCCACAGCCCAGAGGCCGCCGTGCACCAGGTCTTCAATGATGAGATCAAGCCGAGCGCTGTACTCGAAGGCACCGACGTATTCAAGGGTTTCCTCCACAGCAATGACGCGCCACTTGTCGCTCCGCTCGTACGTGTCCAGGTACGTGGTCAACATCGCACGCAACTTGTGACCCATGTCGCGGAAGTCCGCAGAGTCCTCGAGCTTGTCGATCACATCAAACGCAGCCTCTGCGGGATTCACAGCGCCCGCTTGCATGCCTCGGTAGTACACGTCGAGCACGTGATGCCACGCCAGGCCGAGGACCAACGGGTCGCCGGGGTACACCGGCTGCAACCCCACGATGTACGTCAACGCGTGCTCGCGAGGGCACGACGTGACGCTTTTCCAGAA